ACCCTAAACTCACTGAGGGTGTTGTTATTGGTTCGTCGAATGCAACTATTGAAGCAAGCCGCTGGACTGAGACTCTGTGTCGTGAGTTGGGACTTAACCCTAATGTGTACGCAATTGGTGGTGGCGGGTTTACTTCGACGTCTGACAATAATTTCCTGACACAGTTGGATAATGCCAAGCAAGGAATGTCTGAGGATAAGCGCCACAGAACTAAGTACCTGTTTGTGATTGACCTACTGAATGATATTCGGGCACAGAATTCCGTGAGCGATAAAGCGTCAACATTTTTCAGGCTTGCGCGCCAATACTTCCCTAACGCAGACATTCGAGTGCTTCCGGTTATCTTTAACGAGTCCTCGCTGAATGAGTATGTGCAGATGGCGCGCTCATGTGTTTCCCGGACATTCGAGGTCGTCAATGCGGGCAAGCCCTACGGCGCCGTCGTCTGCGAAGGTTCTCGTGGATGGGTGCACTGGGGAGACGAGCAAGCCAAGTCCTGGGACCAGGGGCCCGATAATGTGCACATGACTGCCTCGGGGTACACGCACATCAAGGAGCTCTTTCAGGTGTGGCTCAAGGGTGGGTCGTCATGGTTCAACCCTCCGGCGATGGCTCTGCACACGCTGTCTGACGGTACTGTGGCAAAGGACTACAACTACCTCACGTGCGAGCGCGACAGGGACTGGGTTTACATTCAGGGAACATTCAAGGTTGGCACAAATAATGTTGGATACGATGGTCGACTAATGAGTATTCCTGGGTGGGCGCGCCCATACGATGGCGTCATGTCACCCATTATTGGAAACGACAGGACTTATAAATACCTATATGTTGCCAAGACAGGAGGAATTTACGCAGGAGATATTCTCTCAGCAAATCAGACCTATCAGGTAAACATGACCTACAAAATCTGGTGAGTAGACAGGAGTGGCCTGCCCCGATAGAATTGGGGCAGGCTATTTCTGTTGGAGGAACTATGGCATGGGACGCAACAGCCAAAAAAGTTGCGATTAAGGCTATTGGTCAGGTTGAGTCGTCTATGGACTATTCGGCAATCAACTACAATGACCCAATTACCGTCGGAATTGCGCAATGGTATGGCACTCGCGCTGCGGCAATCCTGAACCGCATGCGTGGCGCTCACGCGGCCGAGTATGGGCGAGTGGATGCGGGGTTCAGGTCTCGGCTCGAGTCTGTTCCTGAGTCCGATTCGTCGTGGAACACCTACTATCTCTCGCGCGCTGTGGGGGATAGCCTTAAGCCCCTGCTTAACGCGGGCAAGGACATTCAGGGTGACCAGATTGTCAAGGACCTTGAGAACTATTTCAGTGTTGCTAAGCAGTATGGCATTAATCCTGACACTGACACTGATGCGTTTATTCTCTGGTGCGTCGCATATCACCAGGGCCCGCGCTATGCTTTTCAGGTTGCAAATCATTATAGTGGTGGGGGCCTTGATGAGATGTATTCTGACATCATGGCTAACGGGGTACTTGGTCG